TCCAAGAAATTAAACAGATGGTTAATATTGAAGGTGATATATATTTATAAGATATGAAAATTATCATCACGGAAAACCAATTTAAAAAATTAAAAGAACCAAAAGTTCTTCATATTCCATCATTTGAAATTTTTGACAATGATTGGAACAAGTTACAAAAATATTTGGATAGAAAAGGAAATCCATTATATTCAATTGGAGGTAATTTAGATTTACGACATACTCCAATTGAATCATTGGGAAACCTAACATCGGTAGGAGGTCATTTAGATTTACGACATACTCCAATTAAATCATTGGGGAATCTAAAATCGGTTGAGGGTAATTTAAATTTATATGGATCTTCAATTAAATCATTGGGAAATTTAACATCGGTTGGGGGTGATTTATATTTATATGGATCTTCAATTAAATCATTGGGAAATTTAACATCGGTTGGGGGTGATTTATATTTATATGAATCTTCAATTAAATCATTAGGAAATCTAAAATCGGTTGTAGGTAGTTTATTTTTACAAAATGTTCCAATTCAATCATTGGGAAATTTAACATCAGTTGGTGGTGATTTATATTTACGACATACTCCAATTGAATCATTGGGAAATCTAACATCGGTTGGAGGTAGTTTATATTTAGAAGATACCCCAATATCAAATAAACATACCAGTCAAGAAATTAAACAGATTGTTAATATTGAAGGTGATATATATTTATAACATATGAAAAAAAATTTAATCATTACTGAAAACCAATTTGAAGTTATTGTAAACAATCTTCTAATTACAGAAAAACTTGGTGTGCCGGAGAATATTCTTGATAGTGCCACAATATTATATGACATTATTGCACAATATTTGAGAGGACTTAACTACGAGAGTGAGGAATATGTTTATGCGACTAATATAGATTTACAAATTGAGGATGTTATCTTAAAAAGGCTTGAACTTGATGTCAATGTAAATGTGTTTGATTTTTACGAAGGTAAAGCTGAACTTGTATCAATGGGTGTTGGTAGTAGGTTCAGATTTGACAATAAGATTTTAATGAAAATAATTGAGAAAAGTAATAAAATTGAATTAACTTTAAGTTATGGAGTTTCCAAAGATTGGGTGGTATCTGAATTGTATGATAGATTCACTAAAGACAGGGTAGAAACTGAATCAATATTAGCTCACGAATTAAAACATAGGTTTGATAAAGCCAAAAAAACTCAAGATTTGATTGGTAGAGATGCCGAATATCAATCACTCATTTCGGGATTGGAATTTGGTATTCCTGTGATAAGAGATTTTATGAGATATAGTTATTTTATACAACAAGCGGAAAACTTGGTTAGACCTGTTGAATTGGCATCAAGAATGAAACAAACAAATGTTACAAAAGATGACTTCAGAAACTTTTTAGAGAATGATGCGGTGTATAAAGAATTATTACAAATTAAAAATTTCTCATTTGAATACTTAATTAATCAGTTAAAAGAACAAATGGATGAAATTGACGGACTTTTGGATCATGCTAAAATTAATACCGATAATATGAATGATTCAGGAAAGATAAAAAAAGTATTGGAAATTGTTTATTCTAGTCTTGCTAATGAAAAAGTTAATATATTTGATAAATATACAACGGGTCCTCTTGGTAATTTATTTAGTGGTATTTTTGGTGATAGTTTTAACGACAAAGATGATCCCAAAGATAATGTTAGAAGGAAGTTTATAAATCACGTCGCTAAATATGAAGGGAGAGAGATTCAGTTCTTCAAAGACGAATGTGAAAGATTTAATTATATTGCAACGGGAATGATTAAAAAAATTGGAAAACTATATGATATGGCAAAAGATAACACTGAAATGAACGAATCAATTATTAATTGGGATCTACACCAACAATTGATGGAAAAGAAATACGGTAGGAAAAAAATAGAAACCAAACTTAAATTTAAGAAAAAATAATCTAAACCCCCCTTGTTAAATCTTGGGGGTTTTTTGTTTATATCAAATAATTTATTATCTTTGTGGTATGGAAAAAGAATTTATACCGATGGATTTGGCTTTAAGAATGAAAGCACTTGGATTTGACGAACCTTGTTTTGGGTTTTACTCAACAATATATGATTTAATTATTGGACGAACAAATGGTAAAAAATCTTTGTTTGATTCAGAATGTCTTGCACCAACATTCTCACAAGCATTTAGGTTTTTTAGGGTAAAATATAGTATTTGTGTTGAAATTCATGAAACTACTGACTGGGAAGAAGATAATGAAAGTTGGTCTTTTGTAATTTTTAAATATAGATTGGGAGATAATGACGGAATGATAAGTTCAACTATAGATTATGACACCTATGAAGATGCGGAACTTGCTTGTCTTACTAAACTAATTGAAATTGTAAAAAATATTAAATAATATGGAAAAAGAATTTATACCTTATGGGTTAGCGGTTAAACTCAAAGAACTTGGGTTTGATGAAAAAGTTTTTGGGTATTATACAAATGACAAAGATTATCCATTTATATTAGATGTTAGAAATTTAGAAAATAAATACACGGAAGAGGTTAAAGTACCAACATTCTCACAAGCATTTAGATGGTTTAGAGAGAAGTATGGATTAAAATTTTATATTAGACAAGATATTTGGAATAATTGGTGTTCACTAAAAATGGTAAGACATGATGATTATATTAGTATTGGTGAATATAAAACCTATGAAGAATCGGAACTTGATTGTCTTAAAAAACTAATTGAAATTGTTGAGAATGAAAAAACCCTGTAAAGAATGTCCCCACCTTATCCGTAATCGTCATAATGATATGATTGTGGAGTTCGGTGAGAGAACCGGTAAGAAACACAATTGTCATATGACGGAAGGAAAAAAGGATTTATGGAATGTGACAGATAAAAAACTTGAATGTTATGGGAGTAAAAATGTCTAAAGAAATAGATGAGTTCATTAATAAGTTGGATTTGTTATGTTGGGAATATCAAATGGAAATTAAACCCACACATCCAGTACCTGACGATGAATATCCAACTATCTCCATTATAAATGGTGATGAAGTTGTGAAGTTAATTTATATTGATGGTGATGGGGGAGGTGTGGATTATTAACAATTTTAAATTTAAAAAGATGAAATACATATTAAGAACATTTGGATTAATTCGTGTAAAAGATTTAAACACATTTCTTGAAAACGAAGCAAAATATTGGGAAGAACTACGAAAAAACTTGACTGACACAAATGATATTTTACACGAAAATTCTACCAATAGACTTTCAAACTATACACAATGCTCAAGGGATTTAAAACTGGGAATATATCTTTTAAACAAGTGGTGGTGACACTTACACATAACTCCATTATAAATGGGTGTATAAGTAGTGGTGATCAGGTGAGACTTCAAGATAGGAGGTTCGAGTCCTCAATTTCAGGTGACACTTGAGTAGGTGGTTCGAGTCCACACCACCATTACTTATATACTTTGTTATAAAATCGTTTTAATGTTGTTGATTATTTATTATATTAAAATATTATTCTTATATTTGTCAAATGAATAATGATAATTTAAATAATGATAACCTTGTTGATGTGAAACCCGTATTGTCGGTGATTAAGGTTGGTCGTAAGGAGTATGAAATTAAAAAAGGTGATTATGTTCTCTATAATGGGAGTTGTTATCAATTTTGTTCCGGAGATGGTAGATCTCTTAAATTTGAAAATTGGACAACTTATTCTAATTTAAGGATACCTAATGTGATGGTTAAAAAGATTCCTTTTGATTGTATGGAGAAACAAAATTATAAATCAAGCGGAATTGACTTGGTTCGCTGGTTTTTTTAATGTAACGGATAAAAAACTTGAATGTTATGGAAGTAAAAACTAAATTTGGAACATATATAAAAATGGAAACAGAAAGTAGTTCAAAACTAACCGGTGATAAAATCACAAGGTTTGTTGAGAGATTAAAAAAGATTGGTATTGAAGTTAAACTTACGGGTAACTATCCCTGGGTTTATATAAATGAGATCTGTGGTGTCAGAGTAAAAGAAAAGTTTGAGGGAAATCACGGGTTTACATTAATCTTCCTACCGGTTAGAAACGATAGTCCACCATCAGAATTTACAGATATTAGTGAGATATTTAAATTAATTAGGAAATACACAAATAAAAAATAATGATTATGAGTAAGCTCTTTTTAGATGACTTTCGCAACCCAAAGGACGCAATAAATTTGGTTCCGACTAAATTTAATAAATCTTATTGGGAGAATGATTGGGACATCGTTAGAAACTACGACGAGTTCGTTCAATATATAAAAGATAATGGAGTTCCGGAGTTTGTGTCGTTCGATCACGATTTAGGGGATTTATCCTATGAAATACCGGCAAATGAAATTTTAAAAATGTCTGATGACGATATGTTGAAAAATTTTGGTGTAATTGAAAAAACAGGACTTGATTGTGCTAAATTCCTTGTTGAATATTGTGTGGATGAGAATGTTTCATTACCTAATTATCTCGTCCATTCGGCAAATCCTGCGGGGAAAGAAAACATTGAAAAATTTTTGGAAAACGCAAAAAAACATTTAAACATATAATAATGGGAAGAATTTTAAAAAGAGTTCCACTTGATTTTAAGTGGACAATTGATCAAAAATGGAAAGGATATTTAAATCCTTATCGTAGTTTTGAATGTAAAGCTTGTGATGGTGGTGGATACAACCAAGAAACAAAGAAAATTCACGATGAGTGGCATAACTTTGACAATGCGGTATATAGACCCAACCCATATCTTCTTAACGCAAGATATAATATTATGGCTCATAATCATAACATTACCGATAGTGAAGTTGAGGTATTGGTTAGAAGAGGTAGATTATCCGATTTGATGGATAGTTGGTATCATTTTAATGATGAGAAAAACAGATGGGAAAAATTGGATAGGACATTACCTCGTAAAGACAGAGAATGGGTAGAGTGTGAACAACCAACATTTCCAACAACCGATGAGGTTAACAAATGGAGTTTGTCGGGAATGGGACACGACTCATATAATCAAAGCGTTTGTGTTGAAACAAGGGCAAAAGAACTTGGGGTTTACGGAATGTGTGAATGTTGTAATGGTGAAGGGGAAATTTGGTTCAGTGATGAAATAAAAGAACTTTCCGAGAACTTTGAAAAATATGATCCACCATCAGGTGAAGGATACCAAATGTGGGAAAACACTTCTGAAGGTTCACCACAATCACCTGTCTTTGAGACATTGGACGAGTTATGTGAATGGTGTTCAATCAATAAAAGTTCATTTGGATCCAATCATTTCATATCCAAAGAAGAGTGGATGAAGATTCTAGGTGATGATGAACCATTAGTTATCGGTAATACTGTGATAATATAATTTGGTGGTTTGGATTTTTATTATTAGTTTTGTCGTATGAAAAAATTAAAAAAATTCAGTTATTATAGTGATCACGGTAAAAATAAGGGATCACAATACTATATTATGGCGTCCTCACAAAAACAAGTTGTAGAAATGTTGAATAGTATTGGATGTCACTATACCCTAAACGATGTGAAACATTATTTTTATAAGGCTTGGGGTAACGATGGTGAAGAAGCAATGAAAGACATTGAAATCACGGAAGCGTGTATCTATATGATAAAGCGTGAGGGTATGTTTAGTAAAATTACAGAAACACCAAAAAAAATGGTATAAAAAAATTAAGATTATGAACTTGAACAAACTAACAATGGATGAACTTATCTCATTAAGAAATGAGATTGATGGAAAAATACAATCTTTTGAGGATGGGTATCTCTATATTTGTTCAGTTCGTCAATATGGTAGTGTGTGGGAAGAAAAACCAAATAGTTTATACGCTTTGAGGGAACTTTGTGATTCATATAATGGAGACAATGGTATTGTTGATGTTTACACTAACAATCCCAATTTAGCATTTCCTGAAATGGAGTTTTACAATTATGGTGATGTTAAGTTTATTAAATCCGAATACGACTATCGTGAGTGGGTTAAATACAATAAACAAAAAAATTTGATTGACGATGTTACCTTACAACTTAATAATTGGGAGGAAAACAAAGAATCACCATTAAGGTATCAACCATCAAAACCGTTGTGGACAAAAGAACAGGTTGATGAATGGGTTAAGAATCTTGAAGGTAAAACTTGGGATTTTGTTGAACCAGTTACAATGGATAATATTAGACATTATTAATAAATTTATTATGAACAAGATTGATAATATAGATATAATAAAAAAACTTCTTAACTTCAGTGAGGTTGGGGATTTTTATATGTTATACATATTCAAAAGAAAAAAAGATCAACCCCAAGGTGAGAGAGATAATCATCAATCGGTAAGAACAATTAAAACATATTGTATTGAGAGTATTGATCATCTTGACAGGAGATATGATGAGATAAAACAACTATGTGAAATGTTTAAAGCAAGAGCTTACATTCACGTTCAAAAACAAAACCATAAAGACGTATCGTTAAATATGTTGGCAACACTTGCTGAACGAATTAGAGATGGTGTGTCTAACCAAAAAGGATTATTTGATTCTGTGGTTGGACAGATTAAGACACGAGAGAAAAGATGGATTGTTGATATTGACACAAAGGATGAGATAGTGGTTCACCGAGCCGTTCACATAATTGAGTCGTTAAGACCCGAAGGAACTAAAGTTGAATCGGTAATCCCAACCAAAAATGGATACCATCTTATCACCGGTAGATTTGATGTTTTAGAATTTAATAAGAAGATGGGTGAGTTTGGAGATGTTCCTGATATTGTTAAAAAGAACCCAACTCTTTTATATTATCCTGAAAATTTGGATTAAATTTGGTTATTAAAAAAATAAATATTAATTTTGTGAAGTTATGATAGTATATGTTGTAGGAGGAATTTGTATGGGTATTATGTTGAGACCATATGTGGATGAATTAATTAAAAAATATGTTAATGGGAGATAATCAATCACCAAATAAGATTAAAGTAGAGAAAGTAATCTACCATCATCCATATGATGGACAAATGAAGTGGGAAGATATTAAACATCTTGAGTTGGAAGACGACGATATGATTGTTTCACAATGGGTTGAACCACACTATTCGGAAAACGATAGTTGGGATGGTCATTGGGAAGGACAAGTTATCAGGATGGTTGAAGAAACTGATGATCAATTTGAAAGAAGAACTACCCATAATAAACTTTTGGAAAAATGGGCAAAAGAAAGTAGATATGAGAATTATTTAAGACTTAAAAAAGAATTTGAAAATGGAGAATCAAAATAGTGTATGTTATGTTGGGAGAATCGGAGAGGTTAAACCAATAGAAGGAGCTGATAATATAGAATTAGCGTTAGTCGGTGGATGGAATGCCATAACGCAAAAAGGAGAATATCAGGTAGGTGATTTAGTTGTTGTTGCAACTACAGATGCGGTTATACCGCAAGCATTATCTGACTTGATGGGAGTTACTAACTACCTCCGTAAAGGACAACGAGTTAGAACCGTAAAACTTCGTGGAGTTTACTCCGAATGTTTGTTAATACCATTCAAATATTTGGAACCAAGATCAATGGTGAATAATGTATTTGAGGGTGATGATATGATGGTAGTATTGCGTGTTACCAAATACGAACCACCAGTTAAAACCGTTCAGTTAAGTGTTGGAGGTAGAAAAGTGAAATACCACCAAAACCCAAACTTCCACGTTTATTACAAGTTTCCTAATCAAAAGAATGTTCCTGATATGTTCAATGAGGAAGATGAGGTTGTTATAACTCGTAAGTTACACGGAACCAACGCTCGTTATGCAATTTTAAAAAAACAAAAAATAACTTTTATTGAAAAAATAAAAATATTTTTAAACTCTAATTTTGGTATTGGTGGTGACAAATGGAAGTGGTGTGAATATGAATTTCACATAGGAAGCCACAATGTTTTAAAAAAAATACAATCATTATGATATTTATAATATTATAGGTTGTACGAGAACTTAAATAAATTTATTAGAACCCCTATTGAGTTAAAAAGCTCGTACCTTTTTAGTTTCTTTAGGGATTTCTTTTTTTATGGATTATGAAAAAATATACAATCAATTAGTCTTTCGTGCAAAAAATGAAAATAGAAAGAAAAAACAAGGTGTGTCATATGAAGCACATCATATAATACCAAAATGTTTAGGTGGTGAAGGGGAATGTCATCAATGGAGAACACACCCTAATATCGTTTTATTAACACCCAGAGAACATTTTATTGCTCATTTATTACTTTTAGAGATATACCCAAAAAATCATAAACTAAAACACGCAATGTGGTTTATGTTATTTGGTAAAAGCGGTAGTCAAAATAGAGATTATAAGGTTAGTTCAAAAACTTACGAAAGATTAAAAGAAGAAAAAAATAAAGCTAATTATAACTCACTAAAAGGAAAACCAAGTCCATTAAAAGGTCGTATTGCTTGGAATAAAGGAATACCTAATTTACATGCCAAAGGGAAAGATCCTTGGAATAAAGGAAAACCTAATGGTAATAAAGGTATAAAGAGATCAGATATTTCAGAAATGAATAGAAAAAATACAAAACCAATATGTCAATTTGATAAATACGGAAATTTCATAAAAAGATGGATTTCTGGAGCTGAAGCATCAAGAATTCTCAATATTGATCAACAGAATATTAATGCTTGTTGTAGAAATAAAGTTAAAACCGCCGGAGGATTTATTTGGAAATATGAATAAAATTATTTATCTTTGAATAAAAAAAGTATGAAAAAATTATTAAACAAAATTTTTAAAAAAAAACAAACACATTTTTATCCAACAGATGTGTGGTCCGAAATAAGTGAAAAACACAATATAAAAGAAAAATTGTGGGAACACGTAAAAGATACTTACGAACCATCTAATTTAACTCAAGGATTTATAATCTATGGTGAGATATATGGTGCGGGAATACAAAAAAATTACGAATATGGTTTAACCGATGTTAAGTTCGCAGGATTTGATGTTGAAGTTGATGGAGTGTACCAACCATACCTTGAAGAAACTACTCATTTTGATTGTCTACACTTACCACAGGTTGAATTGTTATATCAAGGTAATTGGAGTAAAGAAGAACAAGACAAATATGTCTTCAACAATTATATAAAAGGAACTAAAGTTCCCCACGAAGGTATAGTTGTTAAATCTGTTACAGGTGATCGTAGAAAAGTGAGTAAAGTAATAAATCCCGAATATTTGATAGCAAGTGAAAAACACAATTTCGGTGATTCCCATTGATGGAGTCACCTTTTTTTCTTAACTTTATAAAAAAATAAAATATGAGTTACATTAGTATTGAGGTTGATTTAGATGACATCTATAGTGAAATGGGTAGTAGGGATAAAAAAACAATTGCCCAATGGTTATACGATGAAGGAATTTTAGATGATCATTCGGATCCTGAAATAAGAAAAATGGTTAGAGGTGATGTAGAATCGGATGGTGAAAAATATTTGAGAGATGATCTAACTAAAATATGGAACTCATATTATCAATTAACCAAAGAAGAAGAAGAAGTAATACAAAAAATTGCAAATAGATTATAATATGAAACCAATTAGATATCATGCCGACTTTTTTGTCAACCGACTTGTAACCGAATGGTTAAAGAATGGTAAATTAATTATTGGTTGTGATCTTGACGATACAATCATACCTTATAACAATGAATTAAAAGAACATTGTCAAAAAGTGGTTGATTTAATTTTGGAATGTCAAAAAGAAGGTATTATATTTTTAATTAACACCGCAAGAAGTAAATCACAATTACTACGCACAAAAGAACAAGTTGAGAGTTTAGGGATTGAAGTTCACGGTATAAACGAAATGCATCCTGAATGGACCGTTCCGTATGGTTTGAATGGTAAGATATATGCGAATATATTTTTGGATGATAGAGGGGGAATAAAATGTGCTTACTGGAATTTAAGTGAAGCATTGTCAATAGTAAAAGAAAACAGAAAAAATGGATAAAATGGGAACAAAACAAATTATTTTTGGTGTATACGAAAAATTAGACGGATGTGATTCGTATACCGGATTTTTTAGATTTGAGGAAGATGCTAAAAAAGAACTTAAATCTCAAATGGGTAGAATTAAAGAAGATTCAGGGATGGAAAACCTTGAATTAAAGAACGACAGAGTTGTTAAAGTTGACGGTAGAGTAGAAGAGATATTTTTCATTATCCATCCAATTGTATTAAGATAAGATTATGGGACTAAAACAATTAAAAGAACAAAATCCTGAACTCAATATCAATATTATTGATTTAATTTCTGAATTTGATCCGACTAAAACAAAAAAATTGACACCATTTCTATTGAAGGTGTTAAAAAATCAATTTGAGGCGGAAAAACTACATATGTATTGGGGTGATGGTCATAAAGAAATGACGGAAATGTTGTCAAAAGTTAAACAATTTCCGTTAATAAAAATAAACACCGCCAATTGGATTTTTCAGTGTTTAGGGGTGGTTAATTTAGAAAGATTGACATTATTTGCCGACTATTTGGAAAGAGGATTGGTTGATAATAAAGATGTTACAACATATAATTCTTTTCAAGACATTATGGTTGAAATTGGAATCGCATCAACTAAAGAGATGTTGAAAAAATCCAAGAAGGATATTATGATCGTTCACGATGATGATGAGTGGTTATTTTTTAAACCATTAACCCACGAAGCTGCAATGACATATGGTTTTGGAACAAAATGGTGTACCTCAATGAAACACGAACCTGAATACTTTTATAGATATTCAAATCAAGGAGTATTAATTTATGTAATCAATAAAAAGACAAACAGAAAGTTTGGATTACATAGTAATAATGAGGTTAGAATCGGTATTTATGATGAAATAGATAATCATATTGATTCATTTGAAACTGGGTTACCAAATGAATTAATTAAAAAACTTTATGATTTGTCAGATATCAAAACAAATGTTAGTAACTATGATTTGTTCACCGATTCGGAAAAAAGTAGAAGTCGTTTATATTATAATAGATTTGAAATGAAGGAGATGAATGAGGAAGTCGGTATTGAGCCGCCAATTAGGCTTGTGGCAAGGTATGAGCCTGATTACAATGTGGAGAATGAAATGATTCCTAATGGAGATTTAATGATTCCAGATAGACCGCAGAGAGATGAGATACATACCGAAATTGTGACAAATAATTTTGGTGAACCAATCCCAAGAATTATTCAGATGCCATCACTATTGGATATTGAAAGAATTGGTAATCGTGTACGAACTTTGAGAGACCAAGTCCAAGATTCAATAAATGATGCAACACAAAATGAAAAATTTATTGATTTACCATAATTAAATTAGTATTAAGTAAAAATTTTTACTACATTTGCTAAATGATAATGGGTAGAAGAAGATATAGGATGGTTGTTGATGAACAAAAGAAAAGATTCATAATTGAAAAAAAAGTGAATCTTTTGTTTTGCAATTATTGGAGTAGGAAATACCTACGAAATGATGACGAATCCTTTTATCACACTGAAGAACATACTTTGGCCAGAAAAATTGTTAATATATTAAATGGAAATGAACATCTTGTATAATAATACCGACGACAAGTTCAAAAACTTACTCGGTAAAAAAATTGAATTTATTGATAAACGGGGTAAAAAAATAAGTGGAATCTTGGATTTTGCCGGAATCAACGAAAAATTACATAATAAATTTCAAGTTACGGTGGGTAGAACACCATACTGGCCTGTCAATCCAAAAACTATTAAAGAAATAAAATCTTAATTACCTATTGACACAACAAAATTAAATAACTAAACTTTCAATATAAAAAATAATATTATGACAATTAAACAAGCGTTAAAATTAAAAAATAAACTTATCAAGAATATTGGTGAGAACACAAAGTTGATGCAAGAATACAACTCTGTTGAGGTGGGAAATACAAGACCATATAGTTCACAAATGTTGTATAAACAAATTGAAAAAGATACCAAAGAATTGGCATCGTTGAAGTCAAAAATTCACATCGCCAATGTGCCTGTAATGGAAGACATCTTTTGGATGTCAGAAATGAAATCAACTATTGTAAACCTTAAAAAAATGGCATGTGTTGAAGGGAAATCAAATCGTGACAGATATTACAGAACGGAAGGTGAATCGGTAATGACATCTGAAATTTCTTTGGTTAGTAGAAATGAAGAAATTAAAATGTTGGAGGTTAAAATTGAAGAAATCCAAGATAAGTTGGATGTATTTAATGCTACTACTGAAATCTAATATGGTTTGCGGATAAGGTTAAAAAGTTTAGGTATACATTCTTGAGATAGAATCTTCTATGATAATTGATAACGATAATGTAATAGTTTCCATTTCAAATTTCAAATACTCAAAATTTATTTTATTAAAACTTAAAACTCTTCTTTCGCCTATTTTTAATCTTTAAAACAAATCATATTAAACCCCCAATGTAAGTTGGGGGTTTGTTTTTTATAAAAAAAATTATTATATTTGTGATATGAAGTTATTACTACTAACAACATTTGTAGTGTCAATGTTGGTTATTTCGTATTTTTTTAAACATAAAGGAAAAATATAATGGATGTTGAAGAATTAATTAAGTATTTTCGTGAGATACACGAGGGTGAACACAAGATATGGTTCACGATTGAAGAAATTGAGGATATAATCAAAAAATTCCAAAAAGAGTTGGAAAATAAAAAATAATAAAACACATATGGTAGATAGAGATATTTATTAATATGGACTATAAAAAACATTACGAATTACTAATCAACTCAAGAAAGGAACGGATAATTATTGACGGAGAATATTATGAAAAACATCACATTGTCCCCAAAAGTATGGGTGGTAGTGATGATCCGAATAATTTAATATATTTAACGGCAAGAGAACATTTCATTGCTCATTGGTTGCTATGGAGAATTTATAGAAATGAAAAAATGGCATTTGCTTTTTACGCAATGACATATATGGGTAAAAATCAAACTATTAAATCAAGTAGGATTTATGAAGAATCTAAATTAGCAAGAAGAGAGTTTATTATTAACAATAATAAAAAATACCATAAAGGTAAAAAACTTTCCCAAGAACAGATTGAACATATAAGTAAAGTCTTCAAGAATATGGTTAGAACCGAAGAACATTCTAGAAATATCTCAAAGTCCCTTAAAAACAAAACAAAAACAAAAGAACATAAAGAAAATATATCAAAATCTTTGTTGGGTAAGTATAAATGGTCCGAAGAAAAAAAAATTAATCATTCTAATAAAGTTATTGGGGATAAAAATGGTAGATCTAAAAAAGTTTGTAAGTTTACATATGACGGAAAATTTTTATCTGAATATACCACAATGAAAGATGCTAATTTAGAATTTAATTTAAGTAATGGTAAGGAAGTCTCAAAATCCACATTTTATCGTTATGTTTTGAAATCTAAAATAATTAATGAGGTATATTTTGAATTTGTTGAATAATTAACTATCTTTGTATTATAAAATATAAAATTATGAATAAAGAAAAGTGGTGTATAGAACAACATAGAAAAACGAATCATTTTTACTCGGAGTATCTTCCATATGAGTTCCATTTAAGAATGGTCGCTGAAGTGGCAAAGAAGTTCAAACATTTATTGGATGATACTAAGGATTATTACACGGGAGAGACATATAGAGGACCAATGCAGGAACAAGTTACATTAAGAGAAGCTTGTTTAATTGCTGTTTGGGCTCACGACACAATTGAGGATACGAGGGTGTCATATTCAGATGTGAAAAATGTTTTAGGTCAGGAAGTTGCAGATATTGTTTATGCGGTTACCAATGAGAAAGGTAAGAATCGTAAGGAAAGAGCTAACGATAAGTATTACACGGGAATCCGAAACACTCCAGGTGCCGTCTTTGTTAAACTTTGTGATAGAATTGCGAATGTACAATATTCAAAGATGACGGGTAGTAGTATGTTTGAGAAGTATAAAAAAGAAAACATTGACTTTATGGATGGTTTGGGACGACGAGTTGGTAATGTGTATGAAGAAATGTATCAGTATTTAATTAATTTATTTGAAGATTAAATTATGGAAAAAAGAAGTAAACACTACGGTGATGTTGCAAAATGGCTTGAAAAGGTAATTGATTCTTGCGAGACATACCAACAAGCAATGACGGCACGTAAATTAGTTCAAAATTTTAGGGATCAATTACAGAGAAAATATCCTGACAAATATTGGTACGATTATCATTATACAATTGTTTCCGCACTTGAAGATATGTTGTCATATAAAAGACGATCATTTATTGGAAAAATATAATTAAAATGGAAAAAGATAACAAAAAAAAAATTTTATTTCTTGACAACGATTCGGTAATTTGCTTGTCCAACAATTGGGGTGGACGAACAAAGAAATGGCAGAAATATAGATTGGAGAATCCCGATAGTAGTGAAGAAAAAAAAGACGCTCCTGTTTTCGTAAGATTTGATGACTTTGATAAAAAGGCAATTAAGATTCTTAACGAGATAATTGAAGAAACGGGATGTGAAATTGTTGTAAGTTCTGATTGGAAATTACACGCAACTCTTGAGGAACTTGGTGAGTATTACGAATCGCAAGGTATTATTAAAAAACCAATTGCGTTGACGCCAAACATACAGAACTGCGATGTTCATAGTAACCACTTTATGTGGTCACCACAATGGGAATTAGAACAAATCAGATCTATTGAAATTCAACAATACTTACACGAACATCCTGAAGTTACCCATTGGGTTTCGGTTGACGATTTGAATATGGGTAAGACGGGTGAAGATTGGAAAGATTCGTGGGCGATAGATAACTTTGTATTAACACCGAGAAGAAACGAGGGTATTAAACAATCTGGAGTTAAAGACAAAATATTAAAATTTTTGAAAGATGACTAAAGAGGAAATGGATGAGTTCTTGGAATCCATTGGTGGACTTACCAATGGATTCTATTCAGATAGAGAACCAATTAAGAACTCTGGGTTTTTTGATGTTGGTGTCGGGTGGTATCCATTAATTAAGAACCTAATAACCGATTTAATTGAATTAGGATGGGACAAACAAACCTGTCAGGTAAAAGAAAAATTTGGAGGATTGAGGTTCTACATCAATGACGGATCCGACAAAATTTACGAAAGAATAACATTGGCGGAAAGTCAGAGTTATAAAATTTGTGAGGTGTGCGGTGAAAAGGGGGAGTTAAGAAAAAATAACGGATGGTATACAACCTTATGTGATGAACACTATAATGAAAAATATAAGACAGATATTCAAGGATAACAAAGAGTTAATGGACTTACATCCCGTTGAGGAGTTAATTCAATATACTCAAGAACTTGAGGGAAGAGTGTTTGAGGTAAATCTTGAGGATGACAAAGAAGACATCTTCAAATCAATGTTACAGGACATACTAACAAGTTGTAACGAGTTGGAAGAGAATAAAATATTGATAGAAAGATATCCTGAATTATATAAAAAAATGGATGCCGAAATTTTAGTTGAAAACTTGAAAAATTATATTTTGGAAATGAATAGAATACATAAATTAAGATTATGAAAAAAATTGAGTTAAGTGAGAATTGTTTTGGGGTTGATGTATTGATTGATGATGAATCTCTATTTACACACGAATTTGATAACAGAAAACCTAATTTAATTGGTGATTTACAAGATGAATTAATTAACGAATTAAAATCATTGAAAGATAAAATCAATATGAATGATTGGCATTATATTGCTGAAATAGTTGTGACTATATCTGAAGAATATGATTATGATGTGGAGGACTCTAACGATGGAACTTCTTGTGAACAATGTGGGAATTATAATTGGAGACATATCTATAAAAAAATTGAGAAATGAGAAAAGGAGTTAGGTTGGTAAAGGTAAATCCAAATGAATTATTATATGTTGTATCAAGACAACCAATAATGGAAGGGGATGTGTATTTAACTCCCGATTTAAAAATAATGTATTGTGTTGGGAAAGAATCTAGTAAACAATTAGAGGGTTGTAACAAAGTTATGGCATTTCCTGAACAAATACCCACCGACGAGATTTCATTAAAAAAAATAACCGAAATACTAAATAATGGTGGTGAGTTTGATATTGAGATGGAGGACGAATTTACCAACCCAAAAGCATTTGAAGATGTTGAGTGGGGAGATGGACTACCACGAATTGTTTTAGTAAATAATAAAATTGTAATATAAAAAATATGGTAAGTATAATAGAACAAATTGTTCAAATGTCCGGTATCGGATTAATAATTGTAATGATAATTACTCAAATGGCGTTTGATGCGTGTGGTAAAGAAAAATAATATGTTAGAAGAAATTGTTGAATATTATCAGGACGAGGAAATCCTGAAAGCAGATGGGTTTGATGATGCGGTGATTGGTATAGATGAGAAATCAATGAGATTGATTTACTCTGTTAGGAAATGTATTGAAATCTTAATTACCGAACAGGAAATGACTTTGGAAGATGCGTTGGATCACTTTGGTTATAATGTTAGTGGAGCTTATGTTGGAGAAAAAACACCAATTTGGTGTGAAGATATGTTTGAACATTAGAATTTTTTATTTATCTTTGTGATATGGAGAATCCAAAAATTAATACACCAAAAGGTATTGGTGAAATTGAAAACATATATGTTTCAGAGTTAGGTTTCCTTATGGTTCGTGTTGGTTATGAGGATGGGACATATACCACTTATAATTTTGGTATGCACAATATTAATAAAAACATATTCACAAATAAATTGGCGGATAATGACAAATAAACCTTTTATTATTGAACAAGAATTTAACATCACATTTACACAGGACAAGGATTGTTGTTCAGGTGAGGAACAATTCATAACCATTAAAACCCAAAATGGTGGTGGTGGTGATTTCTTTGTTATTGAAACTCAAAGATGGGCGTTTGATAGTATTGAAGATTTGGTTAATCTATTAACACAATTTAAAGATAAACACGACAAAATCAAAATTGAGGAAGATGTTAAATAGTGAATTAGATAGATTACTCAAAGAGGCGTTAGTAACCCAACGAAAAATTGATGAAGATTTGGAGTTCATTAAAAAAAATCAAGAAAAACTTAACGAAGAACAAGAAGACAAACTTGATGAGATAAAATACAAGATTGAAGAAGAGTTACTACCCGAGATTGATAGATTAGATAAAAACAACCCAAAATTTTTTAAAAATTAAATAAAATGACAGAGAGAGAATTAATACTTTTAGGATTTAAAAGTGTAGAAATTAATGAATTTGAAGGTGAAGAAAATCCTGACTATTACTATGTGTATGATGTGGTAAATGGACTTACGTTTATTACACCATCAAGACAAGAATTAAAAGGAGATCAATGGTGGGTTGAGATATTCAATACAGAACCTTCAATCAAATTTTGTCAAATGGAGAAAGTCCAAGTGTTAATTAATACATTGGAGAAAGCTAAAACCGCTAAATAATAATGTTGAAATGGAAAAAAGAATACCAACACACGATCCACATACCGGTGACTTAAATCCATACTATGAGGAAATAACAGGAGATAAAAATCCATTCTCAATTGAGAACAATAATGACAACCATTGTTTTGACTTATCAACACTTATTGGTAGGGAGTTCAAACACAGAGGTAAATATGGTTTATCAATTTGGACTGACAAAGTTAAAAGTATTGAACCAAATATGGGGATTTATACTAACTGGCAGGAATCGTTAAAACCAATTAAAGAAGGTGAAAAACCTAAAAAGTTTAAAGTAATTGGACATTTTATTGATTTATATGTAAGATCAACGAAAGGAAATCATCTTTATAAATTAAAAAATTGTATATTTGTGGAGGAAATTTAAAAAATACCTATAAAATGGCAAAAATTGATGAATTAAAAATAAAATACCCAAAGGTAACAACAACGGTATCCAATACATTTTTTAACGGTGATGTTACACCAACAAAAAAATATTTGGAATATATGTTCAAATATTGGGCAAACAGAAACCGTTTTGACCCGTATAGTAGTAAAGATATTGTAAAAATGGTAAATAAATTTGATATGTTATTACCATACATTCAAAATAAAGACATATATAGTAAACAATATGAAGCAATCAACCAATTAGAGATAGTTGTTAATGAATCCGAAAAAATAAAATTAGAGAAGGAATTTATTCGTGAGGATCATGTTGATGTCATATTTGAAAACGATGACTTTCTACTATTGAGACCAAAAACATTTCAAGGTTCTAATAAATATGGTGCAAATACTAAATGGTGTACAACAGGACGAAATCAAAACTACTTTAAAGATTATATGAGGAGTTCCTTTTTGATTTATTTGATTTCAAAAAAAGAACGATCAAAAAACTATAATAAAGTTGCTTTTTTGACAGGTAAAGTTCACACATTAATTAATCCTATTAAAATTTGGAATCAAATGGATACCGAAATTAGTAATGAGGGAACATTAATTAAGAATGGATGGGGAGCGTTTGAGATATTTGAAATTTTTTCAAAGATTAGAGCGTATTGTTATGAAGAAAGCTATAAAGAAACAATTAAAGGAGAAATTAATGGAGTTATTACAAAATTAGAGAGTATTGATCTTGATAATTTCTTTAAAAATATAGATACTTTAAATAACTTTGAGGGTGCAGGAAAAGAGTATAAAGAAAAATTAGATATTCTCTTAAATCGTTTGAAATTAAAAATAAATGTGTAACTTTGTGATATGAAAAATGGGATAAAGAATTTAAAAATATTTTTGATGTGGGTGTGTTTAATCGCCCTCACATCACTTTACGGTGAATATGTCGTAAGTAGAGAGGTAAACGGATACATCCAACTTTTAGGTTTCGTTGGGATGGTTGTATTATTTGGTTATGTAATAAGCGAAACAATTAAATTTTTAACAATTAATAAAAAAGAAAAGAATGATTAGTGTATTAGTATTAGTAGTATTTGTAATTGTGGGAATCCTTACCGCATTAAAAACAAAAGGAAGTATGTTCACAACAGAACAAGACAGATGGGGTGACAATCGTGAAAAACTTAATCCATCTTGGGTTATTAAACCAATCGCTATCGTAGTTGCGGGTATCGTAATCTCAATGTTTCAACCATTCGCAGTTGAAAAGATTGATGCGGGACACAAAGGTTTGAAGATTAATTTAGTTGGTGATCAACGAGGGGTGTCAAGTTACCAATATAAAACAGGTTGGGTATTTTATAACACTTGGACAGAACAAGTATTAGAGTTTCCTACATACCAACAACACATTGAGTATGAGGATCAAGCAGTGATTCTTAAAGGTGGATTCTCGGCAACGATTAAACCAACATTTAACTACTCATTAAGAGAAGATGCGATTGGCGATATGTTTGTTAATTTGCGTAAAGATATAAAAGAGATTGAACAGAATTGGTTAAAGAATGCAATTATCGGAGCAGTTAATGATGTTGCGAATACTTGGGAAGTTGATAGTATTTTTAATCACCGACAAGCGTTTGAAGGAGCTATTGTAACAGAATGTAACCTACGACTAGCTAAATGGTTTAATGTTTCTCAATTACGAACTAACATTGTACCACCTAAAGAATTACAAGAGGCGATTATCTCTAAAACAAAGGCAATCCAACAAGCCGAAGCGTCTGAACAACAAGCAATTGCTGCGGTGTCTGAAGGAAAACGAAAAGTGGCAGTCGCAAAAGCGGATTCCGCAGAAACAATCATCAACGCTAAAGCATCGGCATTGGCAATTAAGTTGAAACAAATGGAGTTGACTCCGATGTATATTGAATATACAAAGGCAAGTAAATGGGACGGAGTTTTACCAACCACAGTGGCAGGTGGTTCAGGAACATTCTTAAACATTAAATAATGATGAAAGGACTTATCGGGATGGTGACAGTATTTGTTACCATCCTTTTGTTAACAGGTTGTTGTAGTGACGAAGAATATTACAAACAAAAATTTAAATTTAAACCTGGCGAATTTGTAACACATAAAGTCAGTGAGGATAAGATTTTAATTACAGATACAATACGATTCCACGAACCAGGTTGTGAATGTAATGATGTGACATTGTATTATGATGGTGTAAATTCGGTGGAGAATGATAATCGTTATGACGAAATTGAATTAAAAAAATAAGAAATGGCAGACACATTAAATTTGGTAAATCCAGAAGACACATTATCTTGTAAATACGAGATTAGTAAATTTCCTGACGGACAACAATCTGTTAGAATTGTTGAACACAATAACGAAACTTTTGAAACTATTAGAAAACAAACTCACGGGATTACAATCAAATCTCGTTTGAATGACTTCAGAGATTTAGAGTTGATTATCTGTGCAACACAGGCACTTAAAGAAATTGGTGTAAAAACTATTCGTCTTTATATTCCATATTGTATTGGTGGAAGAAGTGATAGGAAGTTCCAAGAAGGGGGAATCAACTACATTAAAAATGTTATTGCACCAATCATTAATTCTCAAGGATATGAAAAAGTAACAATAATGGATAGTCATTCAGATGTGATTGAGGCCTGTATCAACAACTTTGAAAAGGTTGACAATATAAAATTAGTTCAAGACGCATTGTTTCATTATTGGGTTAATGATGGTAAAATCATTAGTGATATGTCAAACATTGTCTTTTTATCACCTGACGCTGGAGCACTTAAAAAAGTTTACAAAGTCGCCGATAATTTCCAATCTAAATGTGATGTGGTTGTTTGTTCAAAACACCGAGACATCAATGGTAAATTAAGTAAAACTACCATCCCTTTAACTGAAGAATTAATGGATAAAGATTTATTTATTGTTGACGATATATGTGATGGAGGTGGGACATTCATTAATCTTGCAAGAACAATCAAAGAAAACGAACAATTCAAAGGAAGAATTTATTTAATCGTTACTCACGGAATATTCAGTGCGGGATTTGAAACACTTTCAGAGTATTTTGATAGAATATATACGACAAATAGTATTAAGGATATTCAAGACGGGACTATCGTTAATACTTTCAGTAAACACAAAACAATTCACGAATTGGTTAAACAATTAAATGTTTTTAAATAATGAGTAATACTGAACATCACATAGGAAAACTACGCAAAGTTGATTTAAACGAAGGATATTCGGTTGAAGATTGGTGTAGAGAAAAATGTCAAGACGCAGGTGTTCCCACAATGATAGAACATTACGATTCTTGGAAAGAAACATTACAATATCACTTAAATCTTTCTGAAACCTATTTTTTTGTTGAAGATGAAATATGGGAAGCGTTTGATCATGTGAAACTTGATGGCGATGATGACATTTACCAAATAACCCAAAATGAGGATGGAACATTATCATTCATTATGAGATTTTACAATGGGGGAACCTGCTTAACTGAATGTATTGAAGAAGAAATTATAGAACTAAAAAAATAAAAATATGAAAAACAATCCTTTATTGATGACAGATGGTTATAAAACATCACATCATAAAATGTATCCTGAAGGGACAACATTGGTTTATTCAAACTTTACACCAAGAAGTGTAAAAAGAATGCCGGAAACGGCAAAAGACATCGTGGTATTTGGTATTCAATACACTATCAAATATATTAACGATCTTTATAATGAAAACTTTTTTAGTAGACCGAAAAATGAAGTTGTTGGTGAAGCTAAACAATTTTTAAGTAGTTATTTAGGTGTTGATTATGATTGCACACATTTTGAAAAACTGCATGACTTGGGGTATTTACCAATTAAAATTAAATCATTACCTGAAGGGTCAATTATTACCGAAAAAATTCCGATGATGACAATTTATAATACTCATCCTGATTTCTTTTGGTTACCGAACTTTTTGGAAACATTAATTTCTAGTTTAATATGGAAGCCAGTACATTCCGCTTCATTGGCGTATGGGTATAAAAAAGTCCTTTTGGGACACGCAAATAAAACCGATAAAGGTAATATTGGATTTGTTGATTTCCAAGGACACGACTTCTCTTTTAGGGGTATGCAACATCCTGAATCAGCAATTAGTTCAGGACTTGGATTTTTAACTTCTTTTAGTGGGACGGATACAATTCCAACACTACAAGCGGCGAAATATTACTATGGTGATAGTAATGTTGCTTTTTCAGTTCCGGCATCAGAACACGCAGTTATGACGGCATATGGCAAGGAAAACGAGATTGACGGGTTCAAAAGATTGATGAAACAATATCCAACGGGTATCTTAAGTGTGGTTTCGGATTCATTTGATTTGTGGCAAGTTTGCACAAAATTTGTGTCTGAATTAAAAGATGAGATTATGGCTCGTGATGGTAAATTGGTTATTCGTCCTGATTCAGGTGATCCTGTTGACATTCTTTGTGGGTTAAATTCAATTTCTTACCCTAAATTTAAGGATGATGATTATCAAGAATTATTTTGGGATCACGATACATTTACTTTTGATTATCAAGGTGTTTTATATGATTTTGATGGTGAGGTTGTTGAAGAATTGTTAATGGAGTATGGTGAAAGTGCACTTGATGTCTTGAGAGATTTTGATGATTTGTTAAACCATAATGTAATCTCAAAAAGTAAAGTACAACCAACGAATTCACCTGAATATAAAGGTGTTATTGAATTACTTTGGGATGTATTCGGTGGAACAATCAACGAACAAGGTTACAAAGTTCTTGATTCTCACATTGGAGCAATCTATGGTGATTCTATCACGATTGACAGAGCGAACCAAATTTGTGGAAGATTGGAAGCAAAAGGTTTTGCTTCAACAAATGTTGTTCTTGGTGTCGGATCTTATTCAATGGGGTACGCAACAAGAGATAATCAAGGTGGTGCGGTTAAAGCAACGTATGTTGAATTAGAAGTTCCAACATATGGTGACTTTGCAGATCAAGGATTGAACAGACAAATCGTTGGTAGAGAAATCTTCAAAGATCCAATCACTGATGATGGAACAAAGAAATCGGCAACAGGATTACTTCGTGTAACAACAGGTGAAGATGGTTATAAATTAGTGGATCGTCAAACTTGGGAGGAAGAACAAACAGGTGAGTTAAAACCAATTTATGAAGATGGTATATTCTATAACCTAACAACCTTAACGGAAATTCGTGAACGACTTAAAAAATAAAAAATGATAAGGAATTTTAGTTTTGTAATCTTTGTTGTGATATTAACGGGATTACTCTATGGTGTGATAATATATTTTTTATATTCGGAAAGTAAAGTTTGTGATGAATTAGTTATTATGAATGACGGAACACAAATTGAGGCAACTCAAGTATCGTCATATCAAAATGGTGTGAGTAACATCAGACAATGTGATGGTAACGAAGTTAGGATACCAACAATCAGTATTAAAATGATTAAACACATTAAAAAATAATATTAAACCCACTTCAAAAGAGTGGGTTTTTTCATTTGACTAATTAATATATATTACCTACCTTTATATTCCGTGATAAAGACGGATTATATTTCATTTTTAAAGCTCAATAGATTTGAGTTTGGTGAGCAGAAAGTTACTCAATTCGTGGTATTTGAGTGTAAATGGTTGGGATCAATCATATTTTTTTATTTCCACAAATCAGATAGTTGTCAGGATAGATTCCATACCCACGCATTTAATGCATTGTCGTTTAAATTGTTTGGGGAATATGATGAACACATTTTGGATAATGAAAAGACGGGTGAATTTCATACCGAAAGGAGAACCCAATTCTTTAAATATTTCCCAAGGGATTCATATCATAGAATTGCAAAGAGTAATGGTTGTTGTACACTACTATTATCAGGTCCTTGGAAGAAGTATTGGAAGGAATACATAAATGGTGAAGTTGTGAATTATAAATGGGGAAGAAAAAAATAAATAATAGATTTACATAAAACAAAACTACCATATATTTATACCTGAAACCTTGTTAGTGGGGTCCGAGTGTCCGAGAGACATTTGAGTTGGAGAGATACCAACGATTCGGAGTTCAATAAACATAAAAAATAAAAATAAGGAAAAATGTATTACAACCAATTCAGTGAGGAGCCTTGTGCTTACATCACAAAAGGAAAACAAAGAATTAAACAATTCGGACAGAATGTTTATTTAAAAGACGGATCGGAGTTTGAAGTTGAGCTCTATAACCCAACAAGAAAAAACGTCTTATCAAAAATCAAAATTAACGGAGAATTTATTAAAGGTGGTGGAATCATCTTACGTCCAGGTGAGAGAATATTTCTTGAGAGATATATTGATGTTCCTCGTAAATTTAAGTTTGAAACTTATACCGTGGACTCAACAAACGAAACGATGAACGCAATTGCAAGTAATGGTGATGTGGAGATTCTATTCTATGAAGAACAAGAGGTTCCTGATCTTAAGTTAACATCTTATCCCACTTGGAATCCGACATATATTAGCAATAGCGGAACATTCACAACAACTACCGGTGGGGTAGGTACACCAATCGGAAATAATTTCTACACAACAAGTGTTAATTATTCATCAACTAATGTTGGAGATATAAATTTAACTAATACTTCAAATATTAATCGTAATGATTCATTAAGTTTCAGTAAAGATATTCGTTCAAGTAAGTATCTTTCAAAATTTGATCAACAACCAAGAAGTAGAAGTTTCGCAAAAAAATCAAAATCAGTTGAGACAGGTAGAGTGGAACAAGGTTCATCAAGTAACCAAAGTTTCAAAACGGTTAATAAAGAATTTAATGCTTGGGCGGTATCTACTTCGGTATGGAAACTTTTACCTGAATCACAAAAACCAATTGAGAAAAAAGATTTAATTGAAAAATGTCCAAGATGTTCAACAAAACTTAAAAAACAATCTTGGAAATTTTGTCCTGAATGTGGTAATGAATTAGTAAGAAGTAAAACAGATATTAACTATATTGACTCTAGTTTTGTTGATTATAATGGTAAAAAATATATAATGCAAGATTATAAAATGAGTTTAGATAAATTCTTTGAATTACACAAAAATAAACTAATTTATATTAAAACTAATTCAATCGGAAAAGAAGGATTCCGAGCGATAGTAATTGACTAATAAAAATAAACAACAAGGTTTCACAATATTAAATCTCACCAATTATAGGTGGGATTTTTTTATATAAATAATTTTTATTATATTTGTCCTATGAAAACTAAATTAATTAAAATTAACGACATCTATACTTTATTGGGGGAAGACAATAAGATGATAGCATCCGATGATATAGATTTCCAAAGTGATTACAAAATAGGTAAACTCTCCAAACAAAATTGTGATGAGGTATTTGGTAAACTTGATGTATATCGCGATGCGATAGATTATGCTGCAAGACAAGGACATCCAAGTCCTGAAGGGTTTTCAGATGAACAAGTTGGTTTACTGCATGGATACATTGATGGTTTCAACAAAGCAATGGAGTTGAGTAAAGATAAGTTGTTTACTATTGAGGATATGGGTAAGCTTTGGGATTTTTGTATAAATAATAAAAGTTCTTTTTGGGAATGTTTAGAATCAATACAACAACCAATAGAAATTGAAGTTGAAATTGAGTGTATGTTTTCAGTAGAAGAAAATGGAGAATCTACTAATACAGGTATCACAAAACTAGATTCAAACGGGTGTCTAATACTTAAAAAAATATAATATGTGGTTTATAATAACATTTTTTACAATTGCGGGTATATTACAATTAGTTGCCATTGTTGGATTTTTTATCTCTCTAATAGAGACAATATTCAAGATAGAAATTTTCAAAGAAAATTCGTGGATGGATAGAATTTTGGCTAAATATATCTTAAAACCATTGACGATAATATTTTTAGTAATGTTTGGTTTGTTGATGATTTGGAGAATTATGTGCTTTGTATTAGGACATAATTGTTAATACTTAAAAAAAATATAAATAAATATAAAGTTAAAATTAATGAAAAAATTTGAAGTGAATGTAGGAATCGGGTTGAATATGTTTTTTCCCGAAACAATAACAATTGTTATTGAAGATGAGGTTAATGAAGAACCCGTTAAAAAACGAGGTCGTAAACCTAAAACCGAAAAAGAAATTGAAACCGAAAAAAAATAATATATGCAAACATTAATTTATAATAAGAAAGAACGTACCGCTTTCCTATACGAGGGGATTAATGTAGATTCCTTCAATTTAATTAGAAAAGTTAATGATGTTCACGATATGATGGAATGGAACGGATCGTATACTATTTACCAAAAATTCGGTGACTATAATTCTCCGGTTTTAAAAGTTCCTGTTGCCGCCACAAATGTGTTTCTTGAGTATTAGTATTAAAAGATGAGTAATTATAGAATCGTAATTGAAGAAAGAAATAACGGACAAAAACTTTATACACCACAGGTTTGTAAATTAAAAATTAGAAAAAAACCGTTCAGACAAACACAAGAACTTGTATGGTATAATATCTATAAGATTGGGGTATCATTTGCTATATCAACTACAATCGGTGCAAAGTATGGTAATGAAGAAGACGCCCTGAAAGTTATTGAGAATTATAAAAATAAACATCAGGTGGAGAAAGATAACGAAGTTAAATCAACAACTTATAAAATGATTGATTAATGAAAAAAATTTATATATTTTTTTGGTGGGTATGGAATTTTCCTGAAATAGTGTGGATGAAATTTAAATCAAAGTTTAAAAGATGAGTAAAGAAGAATCTATTGTTGGTGATGTTGTAAATGTTACATCTAAAAAATTTGGACATAAAGATAATAGTAAGGTTTGGTTTATAATTGAAAAAACTGAAGATTATTTAGTTTTAGAGGTAGATGATAGTCACTTGATTAAACTTTCACCACCAAGAGGAAAACATAGGATTACGATTTTCTTTAAATATTGGGGTGACTTTGAAATTAATAAAATAATAAAACAAAGATGAGTGAACAAATTAAAATAGAATTTCCAATAAAGGTTGGAGATAAGGTAATTGCTAACGCAGACATATCTCATGGTTGGGGTGGATTTATTGATGGGGAAGTAATTGAGGTTATACCATATAAAGATGGGACTAGAATGTCTAATGAACCTAGTTATCAAAACAATAGGTTTGGAGTAACAATATTGGGTAGATTCAAGGAGAGAGATTTTATGACTGGTGTGGAATATATAGATACTCGCAGAATACATTCTTGCGAATTTAAAGTAAACCCAATCTTTGATGTTAATATTGAGTGGACTAATTATGGTAGTTACGCAAAGGCATTATTTTTCACATCACAAGAAATTAAAGATAATTTTAATGAATTAATTAGAATTAAAAATATGGAATACCACCTTCGTAAGGCTAAATCATACGGATATGAAGAAAATTAAAAATTAATAAATTATGGAAATAGTATACGTTAACACACCCACACAGGATGAGAATACAGAGAATCCTCAAATAATTAACAACCACGTTCCAAAGTGGAATGTCAGAACAAGTCCATCAAAAGAAAATCAAACATTGAAGGAGTTCTTTGAAGATAAGTGGAACTACATTAAAAGCTCACCTAATAGTGAAGATATAATAGGATTCTACCTATACGATGTAATTCCTGTAGGTGGTTTTATAGATGGAGATAACAATTTTATAGAACAAAGTGCATTGTTTGTAAGGTTTGATTATATGAGAAAAAAATAATAAAATGAACGAGGATGGATTAGTTTACCGATTCACTAAAGTATCGGTTAGTGATAAGAAGATGAGCAATATGTTATATGCCATTTTTATTACAAATTCTAAATTACATTCACATCACCATTTAGGTCTTGAGAAATATACAAGAAAACAAAACAGTGGTAATTTGGTGAGTGTAATAATTGAAATTAAAGAAGATAAAATAACACAATTTGAAGAACTTGCGGGAGTTACTTTAGTGACAAGCGATGAATTTCAAGGAGCAATGGGAGTTTACAAATGAAGATAAAGAAGAAATTTTTAACAGATCCGATTGCATCTAGCATGCTTTGGATGATACCAACCACATCATACACGGTTCAAAAATTAGTTGGAGGAAAGTTCAATAATCTTGAATGGTTATGGTGGGTGACAATTCCATCACTTATGGTGATATGGTTTTTCATTAATTTCAAAATAGAAAAAGATGGCAAAAAATCCGAAGGAAAATAGGTTATGGGTTAAACAGGAGAAACGAATTGTTAAACTCCTATACCGAAAAGGACTATTAGATGGTTTTAAGATTTCCGATTTTTATTGGGCGGAATATCGGTGGATGAATAGAAAGAAATATAAATCAAAATATAGTAAATACAGGTTTCCTATCTATAAACCCGAAGTTCATTATATGACCACCGATTATTGGGGGGAATCTGACGAGCATGGTATTGTTAACACAATAATTGAACATTTTTATTGGGATAATGTTGACGAGGAGAATTGGGATTCAACTTCAGGAGAATACCCCCAATCAACATTCCCTAATATGAGTAGAGAACAATTCATTAAGTATTTGAGTAAGTTACCGACCAAAGTTAAGGACAATAAAATAAATAAGGTATTAAAAACACAAAACAAAGATGAGTGAAGATAAAAATAAAATAGTATATTTACCATTCATTTTGGTTCAAAGACCATATGTTCTTTTATCGGATAAAAATGGTACCAGAAAAATATGGGAAAAAGACAAATTAAAAATTGTGTTATATTATCTTTGGAGAATAACAAAAATAAAATGGTTTGTCAAAAAATATAATCAAAGATAAAATAGAAAGTAATATGGAAGACATTAAATTATATTCGGAGATTGAACACCTTATCATTGCATGGAATATTGATGGGACAAAAACTGCGGGATCTTTAACGAGAGAAATTATGGGACTTATTAATCAAAGAAAGTTATATAAAGAACAACAAGAATTATTGGAATCGGCATATAATAATTTTATATATAATCCATATTATAAAGCTAAATCTTTTCCCGATTTTATGAGTTCACAAGCAGGTCAATTAGTTGTATGTCCTACTATGGAAGAATTTGTTAACAGATGTAAAACTGACAATGAGTTTTCTGAAAGGTGGGGATTAAAAATTGAAGAGCGAGAGTTGAGTTTGGTAGAGCGAATGGACTTATCACGAGAAAAAAGGCGTTACTCATGGACTTGGCAAAACTGGAGTGTTGAAGAAATGGAATGGAGAATGAATAACGACTTGAATTTTATAAATAGTTTCAATAACATCGGAGTTCCAACCAAACTAATCATAATATCATACAACGACATTAAATTAGAAAGATATGAATAAAAAAGAACGAATGGAAGTTATAAAATCGGCTCATCAAAAATATGTTGATTGGTGGTTACCAATTGATGTTGCTGCAGGATCCATTATGGGGGCAATGTCTTGTCATAGATTTTGTGAATCATTATTGGTGTTTGAAGGTGGTTATGCGTATGGTATTAAGAATTGGTGGAATGAATGGTTAGGTGATTATAGCACTATTGATGCCAAAACTAAAATGAAACAATTTATATTAAAATTAATAATAAGTCATTACACAGGAACAATTGATTTAAATAAAAAATAATGATAAAAAAAACGGAGAATATGTTGAGGTATGAAAAGGTCCACAACGATTGTAGAGAAATTTTTAAAGGGGATAGAGATATAGTTGAAAAACTAAATAATTTTAACGATTATTTGAATAATCATCTAAATGATGATAATGGGATGATAAGAACTTTATTAGTCATTGGTAAACCCTTCAAAAATAATCCAATTGTTAAAGATAATCTTGAATTTTTGGCAAATAAATTAAGAATAAACCTTAATGTGGATTTTATATGAATAAAGAACAACAAGAACTATTGGGTGAGGCTTATAAGAATTATCATTCTGAAACATTTTTTAAGTCAGACAATAAATGGCTTGAGGAATTAGATGGAATGAATTTAGGTACGGGTGAAAAAACGAAAGTTCATAGACAATATGTGTTAGGGGGTTTTATTAACCGATGTAAAACTGATACAGAGTTCTCTGAAAAGTGGGGATTAAAGATTGAAGAAAGAGAATTGAGTTTGGAAGAAAGAAAGAAATTATACGAAGATGAGTTCACACCTGGTATAGAGATTACAAATGACAATTGGTTAAATTCAAAATTAACTACAAGAAACATCCCAACCAAACTAGTCACAATGAAATACAACGATAAAACAATTGAAAGTTATGAATAAAGAAATTGAAATAGAAGCAGTACCCGAAGTGGTTGCCGATACAAGAGGAGTTTGTGAGATACGATTTGATTGTATGGTAACAATGCATGATGTTGCGTATAGAAAGCATAAGGGAATGTGGGGACAGGAAACACACTCAAAAACACCTCAATGGTTTAAAGTCAATCATATTCTAACATTAGATGCGGTTAAACACGCTGACCCATACGATTTGGGAATGAGAATTAAAGAAATGTTTTATCAATTAGAAAAAACAATAGAAAAGTATGAACAACGCTGACAAATATTATATTCAGAACTTATCAAAGATTATGTCAGAAGGTTCTTTGGATGAAAACCCAAGACCCAAATATTCTGATGGGACACCAGCACACTCAAAGTTTATCACACAGGTATTTGAGGAATATAATATTTCAAAAGGTGAGTTTCCAATTACAACATTAAGAAATACCGCAATCAAAACGGGTATTAAAGAAATACTTTGGATATACCAAAAACAAACTTCATCACTTGAGGTTGCTCGTGAGATGGGTATTAATTGGTGGGATGAATGGAATGTCGGTGATAATAGTATCGGGCAAAGATATGGGGCAACAATCAAAAGATATGATTTAATGAATAAACTACTTGATGGTTTGGTTAATGATCCATTTGGTAGGAGACACATTATTAGTATGTATCAGTATGTTGATTTAGAAGAAACAAATGGTTTATTTCCTTGTGCTTATGAAATACTTTGTTCTATTAGAAAGGTGGGAGAAGATAAAGTTTTGGATATGACATTAGTTCAACGATCTTCAGACTATTTGACGGCAAACACAATTAATAAAGGACAATATCTTGCATTACAAATGATGGTTGCTGGGCATTGTGGTTATAAAGTTGGCAAGTTTTGTCATTTGGTTCAAAATTTACACATATACGATAGACATTTTGATTATGTATCTGAATTGTTGAAAAATGAAACAACAAACATTAGTCCATCATTCAGATTAAATGGTAATAAGAATTTTTATGATTATACCCTTGATGATTTTGAGTTTTTTGATTTTGATAAATTAAAACCATTGAGTGGTAAGTTAGAACTTGCGATTTGACAATTATAAATACAAAGATTAAAATTATGAAACAGATAACAATAGAACCAACCAAGGGGATTAATCATAAAGTAATGATTGGTGAAAGATTAATCGGGCATTTCATTATGGACATTGACGGGTATTACTATTTTGATTTTAAATCGGAGAATGGGATATGGACACCAATAGCCTTGAGGCAAGTTGCGGATTTATTGGAAGAAATAAATAAACCCCACGATGATGGGATAAAAGAATATTTTAAAAAAACAAATGGTATGAAAAAAGAAGAGCAACAAAAAGAAGTAAATGAAAAAATAAAAAGTATTGCTGATGATATCGCTAACTCAACATCAAAAGTTGGTGATACAAATGAAACTTATGACAAGCGTAAAAAACAAGCAGAAGAAATGATTTTTAATCTATGTGAAATGTATAAAATGGCAAACTCTTAAATAATGGATAATTTACAACTCAAATCTCACATAGAGGATAAAATAGAAACCAAGAACAATATGCACAGATTATGGGAGCATATTAATGAACTAAACTTAAATGTGGGTTTATCTAAAAACACAATGGATGAATTACAGGCAAAGATTAGTAGTAAGATTGCTCAATGTGAAAGAAGTATCCAAGATCACGAAAAGTTGTGTAAAACAGAGCAAGCAGCTAAAAAATTTTTAGAATCAATAAGATGAGACCTATAGAAGAACTATCAAACAGACATAACAACGCAATTAAAAATACATTTCCCGACATTGAAATTCAAAAGGAAGTGAAACCCCAAAATCAATTGGACGAACTAAATGATTATTTAAAGGTATTAGCCGATATGGATAAGATTGGTATCAGAAGAAAGATTGTGTTGATTGAGGGTTATATAAATAAACTAAAAAATAATATTAAAGAATGAAAGTAAAAGAATTATTACTAGAAAAATTCGGGGAGGACGAACCATTACGACACCTGACACATCCAACTGATCAATATAGAAAGTTAGATTTGGAACCACTAAAGGATGAACTACTAAAATGTGATGAGTTTTCCGAATGTGAAGGAATTGATTTTATGGATTTCCCTTTTTTAGAAATGGATGGAACAACATATCAAGCACAAACAATTAAATTGGGTGATGATATTAAATTTGTTGGTAAAGTTACTTTATATAATATGTTCTTCACTCCCGAAATGTTTGATCCAAATAAAATTCATACAACCGTAAAAGATGGTGCTTTAATAACACCGACATTATATGATCCAATGACATTTTTACCAAAGAAAAAAATTGTATTAACTTGGAATCCAGAAATAAAACAAGACATACTTAATATTGATACAGAACAAGAACAAAGACAGATTCTTCATAATTTACTTGATAATGTTTTGGAAAACCCTGAAGAATATGAATTAAAAGGAGACAGAGGCGTCTTGGTGAGAGGTATTTTTAAAACAAAAAAAGAAGGTAGTGAAACTCCACCATTTTTCACAGGCGAACCTGTTAATCCGAATCATTACATTGGTTTTTATATGGAAAAAAATGTTGAGGGAGAAGAAATAACATTTAGTTTAAAAAAGAAATCAATTCCAAAAGAGTTAAAAGAAAAATTTATTCAAAGGTTCACAGATAATGGTAGTTTTACAACTACAACCGAAGAAGAAATTGAAAACTTCATAAAAGAAAACTCAAAAGAAGAATAATATGAAAACAAAAGTATATTCGGCATTTCCAGGTGTGGGGAAAACAACTTATTTTAACACCACAGAAAACAATGTGTTGGATAGTGATAGTTCAAAGTTTGATAAAAAGAACTTTCCCGCAAACTACATTGAACACATTGAAAGAAACATTCAAGATCCAAAGGTAGATAAGATTCTTGTATCATCACATAAAGATGTAAGGGACGCACTACTTAAACGAGGAATACCTTATGTGTTGGTTTATCCAAATAGAGACATCAAGGACGAATATATCCAACGATATAAAGATAGAGGTAATAACGATTCATTTGTTGACTTATTAACAAATAATTGGGATAATTGGATGGATGAGATGGACAATCAAGAAGGTTGTCATAAAGTTAAATTAGATAAGGGACAATACCTTACCGATGTAATTGATTAATATGAAAAAAATAAGTTTTGATTTTGATGGGACATTATCTCAACATTTTGGGGGACAACCAAACCCATTTGAGAATGATGTTCGGAATATTGTTAAACGACTTGTAAATGAAGGATATGATGTTTATATCATAACTAGAAGATATGGTAATCCGATGATGAGTGAAAACAGGGTGGTTTATGATGTTGCAAAAATGTTGGGAATTAATTCGGATAATATTCATTTCACAAATAGAGAGTGGAAATATAATAAAATTAATGAATTGGGTATTGAATACCATATTGATGATGATATGATGGATATTTTTCATATCAGAACTAATTGTGAGAATACAAAAGGATTTTTATTAGGTGATGACGGACCTGAAGGGTTTTACAAATTGATTAAAAATTAATAAAATGGAAAGTAAAAAAGATTTAGGGAAAGAAATTACCCAAGAAGAAATTCAAGAAATTGAAAGATTAACAGGAGGAAAAATTGGAACACATAAATTTGGATCAAACAATGAATACACATTGGAATGCTCATTCCTATCTCTAAAAGGAGAATACATTGATGATTTAAACCGAGCTCAATGGTATGTAAAAAATAAAATGATGGTTGATGAGAAACATCCAAGAGGAGTTGCTGAGGTTATTACACCTGAAACATATGGAACAGATAATCCAGTGATTGAAGGAATGTATGGTTATACTCATAGAGGTGGGAATATATTTAGAATTGGTGACAGATTATTTGACGAAAAATACAAACCCGTTAAGGGAGATTATACCGAGGAAGAATGGGAAAAATGGGAGACGGAATTTAACGAGAAACACGAAGAAGGGGATGAACTTGACAAAAAATGGATGGAAATGGACGGGATTTCATATGTTATACCATACAGATTAAGAGGTTCAAAGTTAATTGAGACTATGGAAGAGGCATTTGAGGCAGCTAAAAATATGTCAAATTATTTAAGTTAAAATTATACCAAATGATAATACATATTTTACCTGAAGAATTTGAAGAAGGTTTAAAAGAACCTTGGAAGGCGGGATTAATAAAGAGTCCCACCATTGATTATGCGACCAATTGTGTTCACGGACGATTTGAAGATAAGGAGGTAATCGTTTTTAGATTCAAACCTTATGGTTTCATAAATGATAACAGATATAATTCATATGAAATTTCATATGGAATGGCTGGAATAACAATTGTTATAAAGGTATAATGAAAACAAGAATCCACGTCAACCAACATCACGTTAGATCCAATAAAACAAAGGACACAAAACTTCCTGTGATAACCATCAAACAAGGAAAAAAGAATACCTATTGTAATGAGGTGGAAATACTTGGACCGAGTAGAATTATTTATTGTGGAAGTGGTGATGAGAAACCATTGTTAAGTTGCGGTGCGAGAGTTGTTATTGAAACAGAAAGTGAAATTAAAATTATAAGTTAAAATGAAACAGAAAGATTTTGAAGCGGTGTTAGTTGTAATGTTGGCAACAATTACAATTTTTATGTATGTATTGAATTATCATCATTAAAATGTTTATATTTGTAAAAAAATAAATGTTATGAGTAAATTTGAAGAAATTGTCTTTAGATTGGTTGATAAAATGATTGTTAATTGTGATAGTTATTCACATCAAGATTCGTTTTGGTTAATTTTAACTGAAGAAAAAAAATGGATAATTGAATTTACCGATAGTAAAATTTTATGGTTTAACTACCATTTCTTTAACGACATTTTTACTTGGGTTGGATTAGAGGATAAAAAAACGGAATATATTCAAAAATGGTTTGAGTCAAGATTTTTAGGTTATCCAAAAGTTAACGTAACTGATTGGTTATTAGAGGATGGTAATCCCGAGTTTAAACACGTAATTGAAGATGGTGTTAGGAGTACTAGAGGAATACCTGTTAACTTAATTGGAAATGAATTTGTTAAAGATACCATTCAAAATGGAGTGAAAGCGACTCATACTCATAGCGGGGTAAATAAATTTATGTTGGAAGAAATCATTCAAAATGGTGTGAAAGAAACCCGTTGGTCTAATGAGAACAATCCTTTTCCAATTGAAGACACCATTCAAAATGGAGTTTTACTAACTAAAGAGGGTGGTATTGACATTAATAATAATATGCCCCTCTTTGTTAATGAGGTAATTAAAAATGGTGTGAAACAAACGATACCAGTAGGTGGAAATAATGATATAGAATCGGTAATGGATTTTATGTCGGAGAACAAAATTAATAGTGTTCCCCAATTAATTGAGAATGTTATCCAAAATGGTGAAAAAATAGATTAAAACAAAAAAATTTATTATATTTGTAGTATGAAATATAAATTAACATTGATATCCGACACCCACACTAAACACAAAGTGTTAAATGGTGATTTACCTGGTGGTGATATAATCCTACACGCGGGAGATATTTCATCAATGGGATACGAGCACGAAATTACACAATTTGCGAAGTGGTATAATGATTTGAATAATTACGATCACAAAGTTTTCATTGCGGGAAATCACGATTGGGGATTTCAGAATAATGTGGAAAAAATTAAAGGTATTTTAAGTGGATACAAAACCATTGACTACATACAGGATGAAATGATAACAATCCAAGATGGTGACAAACCTGAAATTAAAATTTGGGGTAGTCCTTGGCAACCTGAATTTTATAATTGGGCATTTAACTTACCAAAGAATGGTGAAGAGTTGAAAGCGAAATGGGATATGATTCCTGAAGGAATTGATATCTTAATTACTCACGGACCAGCTTGGGGATTCTTGGATGATGTTGAAGGTAACAGAGGAATACATTTGGGTTGTGAATTATTAGCGGAAAGAATTAAAGCGGTTAAACCAAAAATTCACATTTCCGGTCATATTCACACAGGATATGGGCACTACTTTGACGGAACCACACACTACTTCAATGCATCTGTATTGAACGAACAATACTTATATGGACATACTCCTTGGCAAATTGAGTGGGATCCAATCACCAATGAAATTAATTTTTTATAATTGAGTGATTAATTAAAAAGAATTTGTATATTTGTAAAAATGTTTAACTAAAAATAAAAAAAAGAATGGCAACAAAAGCAGGATTGAAAGGGAGGTATATTTGTAAAGTCGGACACTTGGATGTCTATGCTAACGATAGTATGAGACCAAAGAAAAATCGTAGAGCATCATCTACAGAGGTAGAAGTTGGATCAACGGCTTATAATTTATACCATTCAAAACGATTGGTGGAGAAAGGTATGAAAACCAAAGACGAAGCGATTACTAAAGCTTTGGAAGTTTTGGGTGAGAAGTATCGTGCAGTTTACGGATTGTAAAAGAAAAAGTCGGATGAAAGTCCGACTTTTTTGTTTATCTTGTTTTGAAACTAAACTCAATATCAACATACATAAATGAACCTATCAATGGTTCTGTCGTCTCATATAAATGATCTTGTAAACCAGTCCATATAAATTCGGGGAAGTCATCATAATAATAAAATTTTTGATAATTGTCTTCGTCTTGAGTGGTAGATTCCATTTTTAATATGTCAAACCATATATCACCATCATATGGTCTATTACCACCAACCCATTGACTTTTATCTATTTTAGTGCGTTCCGATAATTTATAAGTTATTCTTACATCATAACCAAATCCATCATAATCACTGAAATGATCCTCATAAACCATTGTGTTGGGAAAAAGACCATAAATTAATTTAGTCAACCTTTTGGTTATATTGGTTTCCTCATTTAATATTTTTTTAATTAGATGTCTCATATTATTGTCCTCTAAATAATACGTCAATATGGTAGACATCATTATTTAAACCTTGAAATTTTTGTCTTGTTTCTTGACTGAAATAATCGTTTAGATATTCTTTAACTTTGGATTTGTCCAATCCAACGATACCACCATCAAAGAAGTTACCCGATTCTCTATCCAATTTATTATTATTAAATTTATCAACATCAAGAACATCAACAATAATTTTATAACCATTTTTGGCTTTTCTAACGCTTGAGATTTTAAATTTAATTCTTGCTCGTGGATTCCAACCACCTCTAAATGTTGTTGTTTCACCTGTTCTTTGTTTTTTCTTCATATCAACAACGAACTTATCGGTTCTACCTGTTAATAAATCTTCAGGTTTCAAATAACCATTTATTATTTTTTCCATTTCATCCCGACTAACTTTAATTGTTTTTTGACCTAAATCATTACTATAACTTATCGGATACGAATATCTCATTTGTTTACCTGTGGATGAAGAATATGTGTTATCCGACTCAAACCATCTGTCATACTTAAACACATATATTGGATACCAACCATATGACATAATAATATATGCCCATTCATTATCACGAGTCATTTTCCAATAACCCTCAAGATTGGAACCTTTAAAAGGGATTTTACTCTGACTATATGATCCGGCGTCACTATTTGAAGTTTTTCGTGGCTTATCTTTTTTCGGATCTTTAAAATTTGATTGTGTGACGTTTTCATAATCACCTTCAGGTCTATAATTGTATGTGTATATTAATTGATACTTTTTTGCTTCAGATTTTGGTAAATTAAATGTCGCCATTGAGTTCTCAAAGAAATCATACATTTTAGTGTCAGTCCCAAGTTCTCGTTTGAATTTATTAACGAATTTAAATAATCTAATTTCCATTGGAGAAAAAACACTTTGTTCCGATTCTTCCTTAATGATTTTTTTTATTAAATGTTCCATATGTATAAATATACCTTTAATAACAAATTGATTATGATTATACTTAAAAAAACGAATACATAAGTTATATCAACACTATTTATTATAAAAATCTTAAAATGAATAAAAAAATCATAATGTTATTTAATTTTTTAAATAAACTTGGGATGAAAGATGCCGAGGTTAATTTTGGATTATGGGGCGGTGAGATGGATTATATGGACGAAGATATCACCAATGAAAACGGACAATCAATTACAATACCAGCACCATTTAATACCTATATTCAGGACCTTCTTTATGAGTATATGGATGAAATATACGAGGATTCTTATAGTGAAGATACTGGTTTCAGAGATGTTAATATGATTTTTGATTTGAAAAACTATAAAATTATTATGAGAGTTAAGGCTAACTATTATGATAATGAATCGGATAGTGCTTCGTTTGAATTATATCAATTTGATGAATGGCGTAAGATTGTTAATGATGTGTTTAATAAATTAAATTATAACGGTGAAATTGCAATACCATATGAAGGTAGTGGTGGTTGGGGAAGTGTTTCCTCGGAAATGGAGTTAATTAATGATGGTAGGGTTATTCCTGGTGATGAGAATCTTCAGAGAATTGCTGATGAATTTATTAACGAATACTTTAAGGGATGGAAAAGAGAAGATGGATCACAAGGAACTGTTTTTTTTAATAGAGAGGAAGTTTGGGCTGAACATACTTGGAACCTTGAAAAGGGTAGAGAGTGTTCTCCAAATATAATAATAAATCTAAAAGATAATAACTAATTAAATTAGCACATATTTATAAATAAAATTATGAATATGTCTTATACTAGAGAACAAGTTGAAGCGGCGGTTAAAGCTAAAAAGTATGTATGGTTTGAAGATACCAACAACAAAGGTTATGATGTTAATATCGTTGGAATTAGAAATTCTGCAACAGGGAATAAAGTAACAAATCTTTTTGATGATTACTTAACAATTTCTTATAAAGAAAATGGTGAATGGAAATTCCACATTTGGCAAGCAACTACCGATCCTGGAACAAAGGGTGTGATGCAATACGGAAACAAAGCCGGAGTTGCAAGATTGGTTGAGGGGCAATACAGAGGTTCTCATACTATGAGATTACATGCTGGAAAATACGAAGCACTTGGACAAAACAAACCTGTTAAAGTTTTCAGAGATCCAAATAAAGATATGAAGTATGATGAAAACAAAATAGATGAGGGTCTATTTGGTATTAATATCCATAAGGCAGGTGATAACTCTACTTTTGTTGAGAATTGGTCTGAAGGATGTCAAGTGTTTAAAAAATCTAAAGATTTTGAAGAATTTATGACAATCTGTAGAAAGGCTAGAAACGTTCACGGAAATTCATTCACATATACTTTAATTGAAACTACAGATATTAAATAATATAAAAAGTTTTTGGATAATTAATATTTTTATTCGTATTTTTGTTAAAAACATAAATTATGGATAGTAAAGATATTAGGAATTTAATTTTAATTGCGTTCGGACTTTTTCTGATTTTTAGTTATATATCAGGAACATTGGATCCATTTGAAAACAATAAGTTTATACGATTTATTCAAGTCGGAGTTTTCGGATTTATCACATACATTTATTTTGATTCAAAAAGACGATAATAATTTAAAAATAAAAGATATGAAAGGTAGATTAAGGAAATATAGTGACGGATGGTTTATTGAATCCATAGTTGATGACAATGGGGTTAAATTACCCCAACCAAGTAGAGTTAGAGTTCATCCCGAACAATTAACTAATGATGATCCATATCGTTCAAAGTATGGCGTTGATGATGAGGTTCACTTTGAGGTGAGAACAATTGCGATGGGAGATTCCGAGTTCAATGTAATGGATGAAGATGTTGCAATGATTATTGACACCAAAGTTGACGAAACTAATGAGGGTGTAAATGAGGGTGTATTGCCGGTACAACCTATGTCACCACCAGATGGTATTGGAGTGTTATCGTCAATGGATATCGTTGAACCAACACCTACCAAAATTAAAGAATCTAAAATGAATTACAAGATTGTTTCATCTTTTAGTGCCGACAAATTATCTTCAATGGTTGAAGAAGATATGGAAAACGATTGGATACCACAAGGGGGTTTATGTATAACTGGAACAGGTTTATTTTTTCAAGCATTGATTAAGATAAACTAATATGGGTATCAATTTCAAACCACCAAAAATAGAGGCAAGAACTCCAATGGAGAAGTTTGGATTAAAAAAATTATCATTAATTGAAAGATTTTTAAAAAAATTTTACGAGGATGAAAGTTTTTTGATAAGAAATATAAAAATCTCAAAAAGTAAATATCCATATAATAATTCATTTTTAAGTTCTGAAAGACAATTTATGATAGATGAAACCGAGATTAGAATTTATTATTATACCTCTAAACCAAAAGGAATATATTGGAGTATAGTAACAAAACCTAAAATTGAGGATATGGTTGTTGAGATTTTTGGGTTAAAAAATCAAGGAATAGATAAAGTTCAATTAGAATTTATTTCTGATGATCGTTATATTTATTAATGATGCGAACCACCATTAAAAAAATACTTAACGAAATAGAAGAAGAGAAAACCCTCAAACGACTTGAGAGGATTACAAAATTAGTGGAAAACTATGTGAGATCACTCAATATAAAAAATCTTTGTAGAGTTCACGTAACTATAGTACCAAATAGTAATTATATTATGTGTATTCCTGTTTTGGTTAATGGTTATATCTCCGATGAAAGAAAAGTTATCATTGAAGATGATATTGAAAAACTTTTTCATACTCGCATTGACTTATACCCTATTAATGCAAAGAGTCCCGACGATTTTGCGTGTCAACCAAAAAAAATATCTAATACGAAATGAAAAAACTAATTAGACATATCATAAAGGAAGAAACTGATCAAGTTGAGAATAAAAAATTATCGGCAAAGGATAGGTTAAAAAATATTGCGGATAATTTTGGATTTGAATATGCCGTTAGAGCCGTGGGAGGAATGGATGGGTATGTTAGAATTGTTTTTGATGGTGATTTAAAAAAATTCTATCAAGAAAGTGGAATGGAACCATATACAATAACATCACAACCCAACTTATATATTGATGATTTAATAGTTAAAATGTTAGATTTACCTGATACCGCCTATTCCAAAAAAGAAAAAGATTTAGGTAAATTTTCTTGGGTAAGCGGTGGTATTAGATATCAATTCAATGCGAGGTTATATTTAAATGAATATGCTAGTGGTAAAATAATGTGGAGAGTTGTAGGACAAAGTGGTGATTCAGGATTTGGGTATGGATGGATTTCAACAAGAAATACATTAGGAAAAAGAGCGAGAATGCAGATATTCAAACAGGTTATTGATAAATACAAGTTGGATAAATACAAATGAAAGAACTAATTAGACATATCATAAAGGAAGAAACTGATCAAGTGGTTGGAGGAAATTCAAGACAGGATAAAATTCGTTCAATGATTGAAGATATTGGAATCCTGAATACCATTAAATCTGTTGGAGGTTTTGATAATGTTAAAAGGTTTGTAGGTAAAGATTTTCTTACTTTTGATGATAAAATAGTTTTAATTAGTGAAATTGCTGAAGAATATGGGGGTAGACGTAGTGAAATAATATTACCTGACTATAATCTTGATATTATATTAGAAAAACACGAAACTTACGCTGACGGTGGTTTTGTTGCAACACATCTTTATTATGTTGATAGCATTGATCATTATTATTATTACACTTACGAATATGACAACGAAGGTAGCGTATATGACGAATTTATTGATGAAGGATATGCTAAAACCGAGGATTTAGATGAACACATAATTGATTCAATAATTGGAACATTAGCACACAAATTTTTGTAATGAGAGAGTATATTAAACACATATTAAAGGAGGAAACTCAACCTGAAGGTATTGATAAAAAACTCCTTAACTTCTTAATGAGAAGAATTAAAGTTACCAAAAGAGATTTGGGTAATTTTGGTGATCCTATGATAGTGACATTATATTCTTTTGAAGGATACCCTGGATATGGATTTACAAGTTATGAATCCAAAAAAAATATGGAAAAAAAGATTATTGAGTTTTTATACGAGCATGATATAACCGATTATCTATATCAGATGGATGAAAGAGATCCAAAAAGAATTGGAATTATCAAAACAATAAGACATTTCTTAAATCATATATTAAATAGTTGATTAATTAAGATTCACCATATTTATATGATATGAAAGAAATCATAAAACATATCTTAAAGGAAGAAACTTCAAGACAAACAAAAGTTAT